GAACGGCCACGCCTCGGGGAATCGGCCCCAAAACGCCGCCAGCCGCTCGGGCCGTCGCTCCAGGTTGATGACGAATGTTCGATCGAACATCACACCGCCTCGGTCTGACTCATGACAAAACTCAACTCGACCGAAAACCAACTCCGCTGGCTGTTGTCGCCGCGCCGGGTGATCGTCGGCGTCTCCGACTCCAGCACGGCGTCGAACGTGCCGCTGTATCCTGCGAGCCCTGTGCCGGGGCTCGTTCCGTTCCGCTTGACCGCGTCCGCCAGGCTTCTCGCATCACCTGGCGAGGTGGCCCGGCAACTGATATTCACGTCCGAATAGGTCAGGCCACCGACTCCAGTCAGGTCGTTCTGTGGCCGATCCTGATCCACCTCGACGATGATGTGCGCCGCTTCCTTGTTGTCTCGATCATCGAGCATGTACGGCCGAATCAGCGCGTCGTCATCGGTCCCCACAAGTGCCGTCACCGCACTCATGTTGAGCAATGCCGTTCGGATGTCGCCCTCTAAACTCATGCCGTCGTCTGCCTCGCTGTGAACCACAGCACCCGCTTCCGGCCGTCCGGATCATAGATGCTTTCGATGTTCAGTCGCTCGCCCGTGTTCAGCACCATCCACATGGCGGTTGTGATTGCCGCGGCCGTCGCGTCATACCGCAACTCGCCCTTCCACTCGGTGTTCGGCTCCTGGTGCTCTTGGACCGGCTGCTCTTTGCCACGCACAGGCCACACCTTGAGCCACCGCGTGCAATACTCCGTGGCCGACTCGTCAAAATGCCCATCCGTGTCCGCTGTTTGGCTGCTCAATTGCTGATACACCACCGCCTTGCGGTTGTATCGCTCTTGCTTCCTCGAACATGCCATCGCCTCACCTCTTCGCCGAATACGGCCCCAGCAATCGTCGAGCTACCTGCAGCAGTGCGTCGTCGCAATTCCCGTCGTACCGATAGGCCGCGTAGGCTTTCACGGCGTTGCGAATCGCTTGCGGAATGTCGTGTCGGTCGTCGCCGTAGCCCGCCACATAAGTCACCGTCACCGCGTCGTCTTGGTCCCGCACGGACGGCCACGACTGGCTATGCTTCAGCCGGCACACGCCGATACCGAGATGGTGGCCAAGCTCGTACACATCGGTTGACAGCGTCTGCGAGTCGCCGTTGCTGTCGACATAGACCACCGACGTGATCGACTGCACCGGCGGCCACCGCAACTCCAACTCGCCGCTGAGCGTCCTGAACTTCTCGGTGACGGTTTGCGTGATGAGTGCCCGCCCAAGTTCGTTCGCTTCGGCCCACTGCCTCGCCTCGGTGATTAGGTGCTGCAACTCGGGATCGTGGTCCGTGTAGCTGACTCGCAGTTGTTCCTTCAGTTCATCAGCCAGGATCGGTTCCTTGGCCGGATCGCTGCGGGTTGACTGGACGCACTTGAGCACGGCACCACTCCTGTCAGGCGGCTAATAAACTGCGGATGTGGGGCTCGTTTTGGGACAACCTCCACGAGCCCCACTCCACAGGAGAGTCGCTATCACGCAATCGCCGTCGGCGGAACGGCCTGGCCGTAACGCGGCTTGCTGAGAATCGCGATGCACGCTGCGAAGCATTCACTGGCGGCGCTGGAAATCGCCGGCGTGATCCACTGCTGACCGTCGGTGAACTCGTCGGCGTCCATCTCAACGACCACCATACGGTCCTCGTAGGTGGCCGCCGTCAGCGTCAGTGCGGCCGATGTGGCCTCACTCCCCAACGCATCCCCACTGGCCGCCTTGAGGTCCGCCGCCGTCGCTCGGTAATTGAACGTCTCGGCGGTTGTTTTGGTGCCTGCCGTAGCACCCGAGTTGACTGTCAGGACGGCATCGCCGGTCAGTTCGCCGAAAATGAAAATCAGCGTAACGTGGCCGTAGTTTTCCAGTGACACACTGTCACAATCGGCACCCGCGGCGTGGTCTTCCGCCTCCAGCATCGGGACGATTTTGGTTTGTTCGCAAAGTCGCATGTTTACTCATCTCCACTCGGAGGTTCATTTGTCGTCACAGCCGCGAGGATCTTCTTTTTCGTCGCGGCACCAATGCCCTTAATGACCATCAGGTCGGGGCAGGACAGCACGGCCTCGGGCGTAGTGAGGCCGTGCTGGGTCAGTTTCTCGATCCAATCGGCATCAAGGTTGCATTCCGTCAGCAGGCGAGCAGCCGGCCCGCTCGCTTCCTCTTCCGGTTCCTCTGTGGCCACCGGCTGCTCCTCGACCAGCACAGCCGCCTTGATCCGCAACCACCGACCCAGTGATGCCTCGTTGTCGACTTCCATTTCGTCGCCAACCAAGTGGATCACGTCATCTTCCCACTGGGTCGTTTTACGGATGAACCGGATTCGCACGGGGACACCTCCTTTACGATCGCACCGCCAACTTAACGATCGGGCTCAGGTCGTTTCCGCCATCGAGCGGAGACAGCGGCGTGTCCCAGGTCGGTTGGCCGTCCACCCGATAGGTCACGCGGAACGTCTCCTCGTCCGTGGTGAACCGAACGTGAATCGAACTGGCCGTCTTGGGCCCGCCCGCCTTGTCTACCAGCACATAGCTGGCCGGGTCCCACAGAATGATGTCGCCGACCGTGCCGACCGACTGGCAATACTCAACCGGAATCACCGGCCGCCCCATCAGAATCCCGTACTGCCCCTGGTTCAGCAGCGAGCCGGCCGGGTAGTAGAGCGGAATGCCATCGACCGAGGTGCTTTCCGAACCGAACCGCCCCGCCAGGGTGGCCGAGAACAGGAACGGTTCGACCGACTGGTTGACCAGCCACACGGCCGTCTTGCGGCACGAGGCGAACATGAGCGACCACATGGCGGTCAGGTTGTCACCCCAGACGGTCGCGGCTGTCTGGTTCGTGATCTTGGCTGCCGACACGCCGCAATTCGCGGCGATCAAGCCAAGCATCTTGTTCGATCCATTGCCGTTGACGATGCCGTTTTCGACAGTGAACACCAATTCCTTGGTGAGCAGGTTTTCAAGGAAGGCGCCGGTTGCTGGCGCGTCTTCGAGCATCTCATCGGTGACGTACCCCAAGGCTCCCGCCTTGTGCAGCGTCAGGGTCATCTGGCCGACCTTCGGCTTGCTGTCGGTGATGGCGCTGGTTTCTCCGGTCCAGTAGCCACGCACGCCACCGGCACGGCTGCCATCTGCTCGACTCGACTCATCCACCCGTGGCAACTTGATCGTGTTGCGTTGTAGCGGCAGGTAGATGCCATCACTCTTGACCCGATTGAGAAGCTCTCCCGTGTTGTACATCTTGTCCAAGATGCGACTGGAGAACTCGTCGGGAATCAGGAAGCCGCCCAGAGAATCCACGTCGGATCGCATGCCTGGGGCGGCGGCAACCGGCGTCAGCCGCTGGTCCGTCATATTCGGCACAATGGCCGCCTCGCGGACCTTGAACAGGTACTCTCCGAAGTGGGAGAACTCCCCGCTCGCCTCGCCGCCAACCACGCGAACATTGCCGCTGGCATTGCCAACCGCCGTGGCCCCATCGTGGCCAACCACTGCCGTCTGTTGCGGCTGATGCTGGTCTTCCCACTGGTCGGCCGTGTTGATGCTGGCACGCAAAGCGGTCTGCCGCTTCTGAGCCTCGCGGGCCGCCTCGATCTTGGTTTCAAGTTCCTTGGCCGCGGCCAGGTTGCCGTTGATCGTGGCTTCTTCGTCCTCGCTCAAGCCGCGGTCTTCCTCGGTGGCCTTCGCATCGATGGCCTTCGCTTCGTCCAGCAATCGCTTGCGTTCGGCAAGCATTTCCTTAATGGTCATGGGCTTCTTCCCTTTCTCGTCGGGACAGAAGCGCATGAAGAAAGGCGCACGGCGTCCCGACTTTCATGCGAGTTGCAAAAAAGTCACAACGTCGTGCGCCTAGGCTAAGCAGACGCAAGATCGCTCTTATAGCGAGGTTTGCCGATGAGACTAAGCCACCGATTTACGTCGCCACGTAGTGTTCAGTGTGTAATTATCCGCACGTGGCGGAACCTTGCTAGATTGTCTTTTGTCAACCGTCCGCTTGAGGGACGGTGATACCACGGGCCGTGCCGGGGTGGCGATGAATGACGCCTTTCCTCGCGAGGGCCTTCAGGTGGCCCGCGGCCCCGTTGACGGACACCCCCAAATCGTCCGCCAACTCACGCACGGTCGGCGGGAATCCGTTCGCCGCGATATACCGCTTGATCGCCACCAGTGTGGCGGTTTGCCTTGTTGGCAATTCCATCCCTTAGCCCTCCAATTCCGGCCCACACGCCTCGGCTAGTGCAATCCGGGTGGCCGCCGTCGTGCGTCGTTTCGATCCAACCGGCGGCATCACGCCGGCTAGCAACTCGCCGAGCGTGCAAATTCCGTCGACCATCCCGACCCGCTTCGCTTCGGCCGCGTCCAGCATCCGGCCCTCGCCGAAGTCGTTTCTGACGGTCGCCTTCGTGACGCCCCGGCCGGTCGCCACGCCATCAAGAAAGTCGTCATAATACCGATCAACACCCTCTTGCAGGTGATCGCGGGCGTCGTCGTCGAGCGGCCCGAATGGATGCCCCTCGGTCTTGTACTTGCCGGCCGAAATCATCGTGATGTCCCAGCCGATTTGCTTCAACGCCTCCGAGGCGTCGATGTGCATCGTCCACACGCCAATCGAGCCCACTTCGCTGGACGGCTGCACAAATAGTTTTGTGGTCGCCGTAGCCAACCAATAGGCCGCGCTGGCCGCCTGCGCCTTCACGTGGCCATAGATCGGTTTGACCTGGCTCAGGGCGCGAATCGCTCCCGCCGCCTCCGGCACACCGAACACGATCCCGCCGGGTGAATCAAAGGACAGAACCACCGCTCCCACGTTTGGCGAATCGACCAACCGGGCGAGCAGCCCCACCAGTTCCTCCGTGAACACGCCGCCCCAGTAATCCGATCCGCGATGCTGGGCCACGCAACCAAATACAGGCACGACCGCCACCGCCCCTTGCACTTTCGGCAGCCGTGGCGCGCCGGCCTGGTCGGCATCCACCGCAAACTCGACCGTCTCCTCTTCCAGTTCCGGCGGCTCCTCGAACAATTCCCCCATCACGATTCGGTGGGCCAGTGTTTCGAGCGACTCACGCCGCATCGCCATCGGGGCATGGGCGATCCGGTCCAGTTGTTCGGGGGTTGGCTTCGTGATTGCTTTCGGCATTATTCCGTCTCCAGATAGGTCTTCGTTAGTTCCGCCAGCAGGTAGCTGGTATCAAGTGCCGCTCCGCCTGCGATGCCTCGCGCCGCTTGCAACTGGTGCTCTGCGTACCGACTACCGAAGTCCGCCGGCCGCTCACCGGCTGGCTGGCCTGTCAGTCGTTCCATGCTGCACACCACAGGCTCTAATTCCTGCCGCACGCAATCAGCATGCTTTTGAAACCATTCGTCACACCAAGCGTCATATGCCTCCTGCTTGCTCTCGTATCGCTTGAGGGCGGCATTGACTGATCGCTCCTCCTTGGTGACCACTCGGCCCGCCGCCTCTGCAAACAGCGGCCCGAACACGGCCACGGCGTCCTGCGTTGTATGGCCAGCCTGCTCAGCGATTGCCTCTGCCACCTCGCTTGCAAACGCCCCAGCGTCGGCCTCCCGCGATTCAGCCGGCACGTTGACCACGATCACCGGCGGCGGTTGTCGTTCGACCTGCCGCGCCGTCCCGCCCTCAGTAGGCACCACGGCCGTGCCATCCTCCGTCAGGGCGATCGTGTTCAGCGGCACACGGACCTGGTCGCCGCCAGGCACTGAGTTTAACTCTTCCCACTCGCGAACATCATTGATCGAGAACCAGCCCCACTGCACGCCGGCCGCGTAGAATTTCGACCGGGCCTCCATATCGCCCCGCGCCAGCCCCGCCAGGTTGTGCCGCACGTACAGCCGCGAATCCGGGAAGAACTGCCGCTTCAGCACGGCCTCGGTGGCCTTGCATTGCGGCAACAGCGAGTCTCTGACCCACGCGATCATGGCCTGTTCGATCGCCGTGTACTTGCCAGGATCAAGCTCCTGGATCATGACCGGTGGCGTGTCGAAGATCGAACAGATTTCGATCCGGTTGAATTTCCGCAACTCCAAAAGCTGCATGTCCTGGTTAGGCATGCCGACCTGGTTGAACGTCACCCCTTCCCGCAGCCGACCCACCCTATGGGCGCGGGAGGCGCCCTGCCACGTGCGGTTGAATTGTTGAACCAACGCGTCCTGACGCTCGTCGTCCAGGCCGATGCCAGCCGGGAATTCAAGAAACCCCCCCGGCTGCGCGCCGTTGCCGAAGAACGTGTTGGCGAACGTCTCGGCCGCCATCGCGCCGGCAATCGTTTCCTTGGACTGGATCGGCGACACTCCAAGCACGCCATCAAGCACAAACGGTCCTGGGTCGTGCAGGTACTTTTCTGGCGTCAGTGTCGTGTCGTATTGGCCATTGGGATGGTGTTCCCAAAGCAAATCGCCATTGTCGGCGAATACGGGTTTGAGCCATTTTGACATGAGCGGGGTCAGTGCCGCCACCTTGCCCCCGTTCGTGTAGGTGATTTCAGAAACGCCGTTTCCCCAGGCGAGCCGATTGGCGTACATGGCAGCCCGCACGCCGATCCCGGTGCCCCGGCGGTTACCCTGCCACGTCAGAATCTCATTGAGCGGGTGGTCAACCGGGTGCGTCTCGCGCGGTCCCCGCTTCTCATACACATGCACCGGCAAGGTGGCCAACGTCTTGGCGTTTTTCACGATGCACGCCATCACCGTCGAAAAACGCATCGCCGTCTCCGGCGTCACCGCGATCCCGGCATGGGTCGCCTGCCCGAGCGGCTCATACCAAAAGTCGTCGGCCGGGCCCGGTGTCCCTGTTCCAGCGAGGATATCATCGAGCATCAGGTACTCTTTCTCTGAATGGAGTTGCGCGAGCCGATCACATCGGCCAACATCCACGCACCTACCAGCAACAACGCCGCCGGCGGATACACCCACCATGCTCCTGTAGCCGCGATCACCACTCCCGCCACCTCATAAGTTTGCCGAATGCGGCGGCGGCGTTTCTCGGCAACCGGCGGCGCGTATCGTCGCAGTTTGCCGAAGTCGTTTTGTAACGCCGTCAATTGCGACTGTAACTCCTCGATCACCACGTTCTGCGTCTCAGTCGCGTGCCGTGCAGCCCCCGCGTTCTGCTCCGCCGCGATGCACCGCCGCTCTAGTCGATCGTTTTCCGGTTCTTCCACGGAAACTCCGCCTTCGGCACCCGGCAGCCCAGGAACGGACACAACTTCTCCCATCGGTCGCCTCCCTCGATATCCATAATCAGCAACTCGTCAGCGGGTACGCCGCCAATCACCAAGCCGTTGTGCTCTCGGTACCGTCGCCGATACCAATACTCGTGCGGCTGCGGCACACCGAACAGCAAGCCGTGCATCGCCTCCGTGTAGCGGATGTGCTCAATGTCGCCACCCGTCAGGATCTCGTACGAATGCCACTTGATCGACTCCCACCACTTCTTTTCGTCGCGCACCGTCAGGATCACCTTGCAGCCGTACACGCGCCGCAACTCCCGCCAGTACATCGCCGCCGGGGCGTCCGTCACCGCGTCCACGTCGTCGAACACATGAAACGGCACGGTGCATATCTTCGGCCACAGGGTCATTCGCTCCGGTTCGTGATGGATCGCGTTGTAGCCGAGTATCCGCAGCGCCTCGCACAGCGTGGCCGTGCCCGTCCGCGGCATCCCGGCCCCTACGATTTGCAGCATCGCTGCCCCTTCGGTAGACTTTCGCTCATGAAACTGCCTCCCGCGTAGCCCGAATCGTTTCCCGCGACGAATACCCCAGGTGCCGAAAGTCCGACCGGTAGTACCGCACGGCCCGGCGACGCAACCCGTCCGTGTAGTACGTCGGCCATGGCTCATGTTTCGACGGCCGCCGCCCATCCTCATCGGTCGGCAAATCCGGCAGCCCGAATTCCTGCTGCAGCTCAGGCCACCGCTGCTCGATTTCCTCCAGTTTGATGATCCGGTCAACAATCAACTTGCCGTCCACATGCAACTGGGGCCACTGCGGCGCGTAGTGCAGATTGGGCTCCCTCGCCGTCCGCACGTACTGGGTGAACTCTGGAAACGGCATGTCCTCCAGCGGCCGAAACTCGGGGTTGTGCCGCACCTCCGCCACTCGCGGATTCTGCACATAGTCCGCCCAACACGACACGAGCCGCGCCATCGGGTGCCGCACCACCGTGAACACAAACAGTCCCGCCGGAATCTGGCTCACTGGCACCTTCCACGGCTTCTCCCACTGCACCACCTCGAACGGCACGCCTGCCTGCTCGGCAATCGCCGTCTTCACAGCCGTGCATCCCGCTTTGGCGATGTTCACGTAGGCATAGCCTGCTGCCTCGTTCACGCTCGCATAGGTTTCGGGAACATTCATCGCCGCCCCCTTGCCCGGTGCAATCGCCGGTTCTTCCTAAAATTGTCGCGGTTGAAACCATCCTCGCGGCCCCAGCACGTATCCGCTCCACGTCCTGGCGTTCGCTCTCCGTCACCCGGCACATGCGCTATGTGGCTCACGATCTTGTCACGCTGAATACCGAGCCCAGCCCGCTCGATATCCCGCAACAGAATCCCGTCATCACCACCGTACTCCACACACTCTTCGTCGTAGGGTATCCGCTTCCAATTCGCCGCCGTCATCGCCACCGTACCGGTACAGCCGTGATCGAGATGGCCCTTATAGCGTGTCACAAAGTCCTCAGCCATCAGATAGACCGGAATCACCGCCTGCTGTTCGGTCACATTGAACATCCGCGCCACCAACGGCCGCGGGAGCACGATATCCACATCCGTCGCCACGATCACATCGCACCCATCCGCAATCGCCCGCTGAATCCCCGCGTTCTTGGTCTGAGTCAGTGAAAACCGCCTGCGGCATTGGATCATCGGCAACCGATCCAACGGAAAAACGACGCACGTTGCGTCAGATGGTAATTCGTGATCAACGTCCGATACCACGTAGACACGCAGGCGGTCCCCAAAGGACGCATACACGTCCTCATTCCATCGAAAATGATCCATCAGCCGTTCGACCGGCACCTTGAGGTACGAGACGAACACGACGGCAAGCGTATTGTCAGGCATGACTCGGCCACTCCCCGGTATCCGCCAATCCGTCAACCGCCCCGGACTCGTCTTGCACATATTGCCACCAGTCGCGAGCCTTCGGTTCCGGCCTCTCCCGCGGCGGCCCGTGACGCTCAATCGTCACTGTCACGTTCCAGCCCCGCCGCCCCCACGTCCATGGTTTCCACCACACGACCCGCGGCCGGGCTATCACATCACGCACCGTGTGGTCCAACGCACACAGCAGCGTTTCGTGCTCCGTTGCCCGCTCGATCTCACCAGCCACGGATTCGCACGTCCATCCCTTGTCAGAGCGTCCCATTACGCATCGCCTCCCGTGCCGCCTGTCCAATCCCTGCTGGCCCAAAATCCGACACCTGCCCGCACCGCATCCGGCACCGCAAGCACGCATCCGGCGAATCCGGGTCCATCGCCTGCCCACTGATCTGCCTCCGCACCTCCTGCCACCGCTCGATCAGTTCCGCCAGCGGCGTCTCCTGTACGTTCCCGATCGATGCCAACCCGCGCCAGTCGTAGCAGCACAGCCGGACATTGCCGAAATAGTCCACAATGAACTCGGTGAACATCCGCTGGCACGGCGCAAACCCGTTCGCCTCCTCGCCGATCGAGTGCAACCGATCATCCAGCCCCCACCGATGAAACTCCACCGCCTTGTTCGCCTTCCGCAGTGCCCGCCGATTCCGCACCGGATGCTTCTTGAGCCGATAGTCCGTCACATGAATCTCTGCGAACTTGGCGAACGCCGAACAATCCTCTGGCAACAGCGTCCCGTTCGTCCACAACACACACTCCGCTTCCGGCACCTTCGCCGCAATCTTGTCCATCACCGAGAACATGCGATCGGCGGCCATGGTTGGCTCGTTGTAGTAGTGAAAACCTACCCGCCCCCGAAAACCGTGCTTCCGATACATCGCCTCCGCAACTTCAACGATCTTCCGATCCGGCACCGCCTCCCCCGACTTCACCGAGGCATACCGCTCTGGATGCAAGTTCGGGCAGCGCGAATGCACCTTCCCCAAGTTGCACTCCCGGCAAATCTCAAAAATCAGGTACTGCGTGAGGTTCACCCAAACACCTCGATATCATTCTCGGCATAGTACGACGGGCCAGCCACTGGCTGCGTCATGGCTCGCCCCACGGCCATCACCAGGGCGACCGCCAAATCAATCTTCTCGGGCGACCGGTCCTTGTCGAACTTGATGTTGCCAGCCGGATCACTCCGCGCCACCACATTCGACACGCACCACGCCAGTGGCCGGTGGCCACCATGCCGAATCTTCCGGTCCAGCAACAGCTTTTGCGTTTGCTTGATCGGGGAATTCATGGAAATATAGCCTTGGCGATGCTCTAAGACCTGGCTGCCTTGGAACTCATCACTCTCGACCAACTTGGTGAACACATAGCGGGCGTTGTGTGGGTCCATATTGATGTCTTGAATATCCCACTGCCATTCGTCACGCATCCTTCGGAGGGCAGCCCGCACGGCGTCATAATCCACCGAGTTGCCCTCGGTTAGGTGGATTTGGCCCATTCGCTCCCATGCCGTGTAGGGCACCTTGCGGTCGCGTTCCCGGCCGATCGCGTTGTCCCGCGGACACCAACCGAACGCCAGCACATCCATGAAGCCGTCGTCGGCAGGGAAGGCCGCCACCAATCCCGTCAGGTCATCCACGCTTGACAAGTCGCCACCGATCCAACATTTGCGCCCCCGGAATCGCTCCAGTACATCACCGCGGAGGCCCTGTTCGTCGTACCACTCGGCGCCCACGTTCTCGTCCCACAGCCCGGCCGTTAGCCACGCCTGCGCCGCTTCCACCCATTCATTGCAGTGCTTCCGCCGAAAGTTGTTTTGGGCCGCTGGCGTCTCTTGCGCCTTTTTGCGCTTTCGTCGCAAGTCCTCCACGAACACCGAGACGCCCAGGTTGGGGTTGGCCTTGATCCATTTAGTTTCGTCGACCCAGCTGTCGCCCTCGTCAAGCGTGAAGATGATGCCAAAGAACGTGTCATCGTCAACAATGTCTTCAAGCACCTTGATGGCGTACTGCCGCGTCTCCCAACAGATCGCTTCCGGATTTCCTCCTTCGCCAGCCGTTGTGATGGCCAACAGCAACGATTGCCGCCGCGCACCGGTGGCCGTGTCAAGAACGTCGTACACCTCGCGCGTCTTGTGGGCGTGCAACTCGTCCACAATGGCGCCGTGCATATGCAGGCCGTCCAGTGAATCCGCGTCCGATGCCAGCGGTCGATAAATGCAGTCGCCGTAAAGCATGTTGTCGCGCAGGATCTCGACAACATCCATTAATGACGACTTGCGGACCATCCGCTTGGCTTCTTCGTGGATGATTTTCGCCTGGTCCCGCTTCGTTGCTGCCGTGTAGACCTCCGCCCCGGGCTCAAAATCATAAACAAACAGCAGCAGCCCAACGCCGGCCGCCTTGGTGCTCTTGCCGTTTTTGCGAGCGACCTCCTCGTAGGCTGTCTTGAATCGCCGATACCACCGCCCCCGCTCCTCGCACCACTGCTGCCAGCCAAACAAGCTCCCGATAATGAAGCACTGCCAGGGCTCAAGGCGAACATACTCGCCGGCCCACTCCCCTTTGCTGTGCTTCAGGTGCTCGATAAAAGCAATTGCCTTTCCGGCTTCGTCGCGATCGAATTGCAGCCCCGGCTCGGTTCGCTCCTCATCCCGCACATGCCGGGCCACCGCGAGTTGCACATAGCGGCACGCGACAATCTCGCCCGACTGCACACCATCCACGTAAGCGTCGAACCGTTCCATCGGCTCGGCGTTGCGCAGGTCAGGCTGTGCCGCCATCATTGCCATCAGTTCTTCGTTCCCATTCGCTCGTGCAACATTTTCAACAGCGGATCATGGTCCTCGCCCTTCGCATTCGCGATCGCCATCCCCGCCCGGCTACTGGGCGTCATCCCGAATTCTCGGAGCAATTTGATCACACGTTCCCACGCCTTGTTTTGCACCCCCACGGCCGGATGTTGGATCA